AGTGGTATGCGGCAAGAATTCATGACATAGAATTTAAAAAAAGTATAGGTGCGATTAGTGTAATAGAATATTATGAAGAATTGACAAATGCACTTGAACAAGCCAAAAAAATGGAGAAGGAACAGATGGAATTAATTTATGAGGGATTAATACAAAATGTAGATACTTGTATTAAACAATCAGATTTACCAACATTTGAACAATACTACAACGAAACATTTAAACAACAAGGACAATGACAACAGCAGTAGAATGGATTGAAGGTTATTTAAAAAAATTCAACCACATACAAGAATCATTATCTTTAAGAAAAGCATTTGAACAAGCCAAAGAAATGGAGAAAGAGCAGATAATGAATGCACATTATGAAGGTAGTGAAAATTATAGAAGACAATACTACAACGAAACCTTTAAATCAAAATAAAATGAAAAAATTAATTTATTTAACAGCTTTAACAATTACTCTTTTAAGCTGTAAAAAGTATGAGCCTGAACAAGACTGTACTTGTGGTGTAGTAACTAATGATGCTCTCACTACTAACACAGATGGTTCTACATGTTACTCACTAACAGTTAAAAATGATTGTTCAGGTAATTTAAAAACCTGGTGTTTTCCTGCTAGTACATGGTATGAGTATGCTGTAGGAGATAATATGTGTGTAAGTAATGTAGGAACTTGGTAAAGTGAAGCATGTCTAATATCTATGAGGATATTACAGAAATAATATCATCATTTGGTATGAACTTAATTGTTGCTATAGGATTTATTATTGATTACTTAGAACAAAGAAAGAAATTATGAAAACAGGAGATAAAGTAATCGCTCTGTCGGACGCTCCGAATGAGCAGAGTCAATTTAGGCGAAAGGGTAGTGTGTATATCGTAAATGAGACCACTTACTGTATTTATTGTATGCGTAATCTAATTAATATAGGACAGCGCACAAATTTTCAAGCTGTTAAGTGTAAGTGTGGAACGATGTTACATACTGGAGGTTTTATGTGGACACCGACTGATGAGTTTGTCTTGCTTGAAGATAAAGACAAAGAGATGCACCGAGCAGTTGCTCGTGAGGATTATGAATTTGCAGCTAAACTAAGAGACCTATGAAAGAGATTTTTTTAAGGACTGATGACGATTACTTCATGATAGAGGTGATTGATTATCCACAAGTAGGATGGATGATAATGCATGATGAGTGTAGGTATCACATTGATTCTATTGAGATTTATAGTGGTTATTATAGTTCAATAATTTATAATGTATGTTTGTTATTATAGGATTAGTTAGTTTTATATTGTTCCGATTCGATAGATTCAACAATATTTTTTATTCGTCAGCACTATTGATTTTATCAAGTGCATTTATTATTTATTTACTTTTTAAATATTTACTATGGTTAAGTTAAGTTTTGTCATGGTACTAATGGTTAGTACCATTTCGTTTGGTCAGATTGCTGGCTTTAGAGAATTAAAGAAGAATTTTTTCTTCAAGTCTGTAAATACACAAGAGAAGGCTGTCGCCACATATAATATGGTAATGTCTTCACATGGCTCGGACACCACTAAATCAGAATATACACTAGATAGAAACCCATTGATTTTTAGTAGTTTATTAATATCTGACAAAAAAGTATTAAGTGGATTTATTATTAAAGAAAAGGATTTAACGTATAGTATTTTGTTCTACTATATAAAGAACGAGATAACTTATTTCTTTGACATTGAGGATGTTGATGGTGTTGTTTATGAAATGGTATATGAACCTAAGCAATGAAAGCATGGGATGATTTAATAGCTAGTGTAAGGGTTTATACTACTATAAAAAGTAAGTACTACATTGACAACGGTGTTAAGATTGAGAGGTTTAACGATGGTTCTTTTAAGATAAAGAACGTAATGGGAAACTCTGATAAGTTCACTGATATAACTGACGAGCAGTTGTCAATCTTTAATGATGTTGGATGGGATGTTGGTTGTTTGAATGTTAACATTGATTTCTTGGAGCAACGCAACTCTTTTTTATCCTACCTTATGACTACTGATGGTGTTAATAAAGATAATGTTTCGAGAAGAATTAAAAAAAATAATGAAAAACTCTTGCATTATCAACAAGAATTAGTTAAGTTTGTAATCAATTAAAATCAAATAAATATGTCAAATCAAACACATTGGAGGAACATGATGTCCGACAATAAGTATCTCGGAGCATGGGATCTGGAGGTAAATGGTAAATACGATCCAAGGGTGGTCACCATTGAGAAGATCTATCAAGGCGAATTCGTTGGAGAGATGGGTAAGGAGCAAAAAGTTTTTATTAAGCTGAAGGAGTTCACTAAGTCCATGGTATCTAACCGTACAAACTTCAAACGTCTTGAGACGTTCTTTAATTCATTTAATCCAGACGATTATGTTGGAAAACAGATTGTTCTCGGAACAGAAAAAGTTAAGAGTCCACAAGGTATGGTTGATGCTTTAAGATTTAGCACACGACCATTGCCAAAGAATGAGCTACCATCATTACCAGATGAGAAGTTGCAATTAGCTATTGATTCAGTTAGGACAAAGCAAACAACGGTTGTTAAGATTGCTGGTCAGTACAAGCTATCAGCAGAACAATTAAAACAATTGAAGGATGCTGAAGCTTAGACCATCATCATGTAGTCCAGTATTCCTAGGTGAAGATGGGCTAACAGACAAGCAAGCTGAATTACTTGATGAGTTACTTAATAAAATTAAGTTAACTGAAAAGCAAGCAGAGAAGAGGGATGAGTTGATTGTGAAGCGTGACGCTCCAGTGGAATTATCGACTGGAGCGAAGACGCTGATAGAGGAGTATGTCGATAGAATAGTATATGACTATTACGAGGACTTTTCCAATCCAAAGACTCAGAAGGGATGGGCTGTAGAGGATGCTTCTATTTATGTTTACAATAGATTGTTCTTCACAGATCACAAGAAGTTAGTAGAAGGAGATCAGTATTACGAATTAGAGTACGGTATATTAAAAGGTCATCCAGACGTTGTCGATGTAGTGAACAAAAGAGTGATAGACATTAAGTCATCATGGACAAAGAAAACGTTCCCAAAAACAAAAGAGAAAGCTTACGATATTGGATACCAGTGGCAAGTTAAGACATATCTATACATCTTAACTAAAATGACTGGCGAACAATGGCGACATGGTGAGGTAGCTCACGTGTTAGTAACAACTCCAGAGGATATAAAACCTGAATGGGAGAACGACAGTCTACACTACGCTGACAACTTGGATGACAACCTTAGAGTAACAATATGCGAGGTTGAGTTAACTGACGCTGACATCAAGAAGATTGAGAGTCGTGTTGAGGTGGCAATTAAGTATGCAAATGAGTATTATAAACAATTAAATAATAAAAACAAATGAGTTCATTTAAACTAAATGGTGTGATCAAGATGATCAAGCCGACACAACAAGTGTCAGAGAAATTCTCAAAGAGAGAGTTCGTTGTAACAGATATGTCTGAGGTTCAATACCCTCAAGATATTCAGATGGAGTTTACTCAAGACAAGGTTGCCTTGCTTGATACCTTTATGGAAGGTCAAGAGGTTGAGGTAAGTTTTAATCTTAAAGGTCGTGAGTGGGTTAGTCCAACTGGTGACGTTAAGTACTTCAATACGTTACAAGCGTTCAGGTTAGATAAAGTAGGTGGTATGCCAGCGGTAAGTGTTTCAAGTACACCAGCACCAGTAGCTACTAATGATGCATTACCGTTCTAATGTTAGGGCTAATATTCTATGTCATCTTCTCAGCGTTATTTACGCTGGGGGTGACGCACAAGGGGAACGATAGTTCAGTCGTGATAATTATGAAGGCAGTAATGTCTATTCTTTTTGGATGGATAATGATGCCTTTTTACTTGGGTAGTTGGTTTGACTTAAATAACATAGAAAATGTCAATAGAGATTAAAATAGACATGGGTGATGACTGTATCGCCATCTTTCAAATACCAGACTCAGCCGATATCTATAAGGTTCAAGAGGTATTAAGGGGTGTTTTACTAACAGCAACCTATACAAGCAAAAGTATTGATGAAATATTAATTGATAACCTCCTTTAAATAGGGGGTTTTTAAATCTTTAGATATGAGTAAAAAACACGATGATATATTAAAACATCTAATTAATACGATGTTCTCTAAAGCTGGACACGATGTAACTTATGAAGACATAAAGGACAGAAAAGATGATTGGTTTCAACAGTACACTATGACCAATGCTCAGCATGATGAATGGGTTGAAGAGAGCGTTGTTTATTTAAAAAAGAAATTAAGGTATCCAATCGTTTCTTGTAGAAAAGAAATGTGTTGGTTCTCGCTTATGTATGGATTAAAAATTTCAGACCATGAAGGATAGTATTGTTGAGAGCCTAATAGATGACTTTAGAGAGCGTTCAAGAGTTGGCATAGAGAAATACAACACAACATTAGACAGAGATGATTTAAGCGACTCTGATTGGAAACAGCACTTACTAGAGGAATTAATGGATGCTTGTCTATACTTAAAAAGAATTCAGAAAAATGAAAATAGAAATAACGATTGACATTGATGACAGTTGGTTTGAGGATTGTGATTGGATTCGTGATGTGCTTAATGACTCTCATGTTATTATTTACTCAGACAAAATAAGCGATGTTGTATTTGATAAAAAAGAATTTACATGGAAGACAAATTTAAAATAGACTTATTTGAGCTAGCCTTTTTAGCTGAGGCTTGCATACCACCAAGACCTATAGCTAGAGCTATGTTTTGGCAGAATTTAACTACTAAATACTGGTATCAAATGACTGATTATGAGCGTGAGCGTTTGTTTGATTGGATTCAAAGAAACGAGTGGTACAAGAAAAGTTTAGAGGAGCAAGAGGACACTCAAGTATTCCACGCACGATTTGATCCTGATAATCAGTATGTTGTAACGACAAACTTTAATGACAAAATTGAGGAGCATAGAGTGTTTTTAATGAGAGGTACGTATTATATAAGTCCTACAACAAGTATTCAAGAAAAATACATAACTAAAACAGAGAAATTATGAAATTCTTATCTTATACAGTGTCGTGGATAAGTCAAAACTTGACAGTTCCATTCTGGGTAGTTGGTCATATACATTTATCTATTAATGTGTATGAAGACATCTACGAAATACTTGCATCTATAGGTTTAAATACAGTAGTTGCTATTGGTTTTGTAAAAGATTATTATGAGAAAAATAATTAAGTGGTTTGACATTAACATAGGATGGTTCTTTGTTAATGGAAACAAGATTGATAATTGGAATAATTACATAAATAAAAAATACAATGAAACAAATAGTATATAATTCGGTAACTTGTTTAGAATGTTTAAAAACATTGGTGAGCTACCACAGACACGACTATAAAACGTGCGGTTGTAAGAACGAAGCAATGGTAGATGGTGGAACAGAATATCTGAGATACGGTGGAAAAGATATGAGAAAACTTTCTTTTTACACTATATATGCAGATGACGACTTTCAGCTCGTTAGACAGTATGCTACACGTGGTGGTAGAGGAGTTAATGGCGATGAACCGCTTACTTGGATACCATTATGTAAAATGACTGACGACCATCTGGAAGCAGTACTTGATTACGGTGGTGCTGATTGGCATTTAGAATTAATTAAAAAAGAAATAGAATGGAGAAAACAGCAGTAGAATGGTTGGCAGACGAGTTAACTTTACCTGAATACGGTGATAATCCACAATGGGTGCAAGATGCTATTGACCAAGCCAAAGAAATGGAGAAAGAGCAGATAATGGAAGCACACGAAGAAGGATTTTATAGTCCACCTTTTAGAATGAGCAGAAGAAAAGAAGCTAAACAATATTACAACGAGAATTATGGAAAGATGTGACCACTGTGGGTCTATAATAACTGATAGCAGTATTGTAGACATGTTAAAAAAGATAAGTGTGTTAGTAGAGAAAGACAATTTAGACAGTCCATCAAGAAAGCAAAACCTTAAACACAAACGTTGTTATTTGTATCGAAAAATGAGGGACAAAGGAATACCACTACAAAGGATTGGTGAGTACTTTAATAGAGACCATGCAACAATTATACATGGTTTAAATATGGAAGAGTGCTTTAGAAATGATAAACAATACTTAAAAGATACAAAAGAATATGATAACCTATTTCAAATCCATCAATGATACATCTACTCCTTATTTCGTTGACGTTAGTGTAGCTATAGATAGAATTAAAAATGGTGCATCTAAGGTATTGGTAGAAGATGTCAGAAGTGAGTCATTAAAGGACTTACGGAACATAAAGAAAAAGAAATTACCTGCTATATGTTTCTCTGGTAAATTTGCTAAACGAGCTGACAGTGAGATAATTGAGCACAGTGGAATTATATGTATTGATTTCGATGGATTTAGAGATGAGCAACACTTGTTTTCTAAACGTGAGGAATTAATCAACGATAATTATTCATACTGTGTTTTTATATCACCATCAGGTGACGGACTTAAAGTTCTAGTTAGAGTTCCTAAAGACCCAATGAATCACAAGAAGTATTTTAATTCATTACAGAAGTATTACAATTGTGAGCAATTTGACGTTACATCAAAGAACATCTCAAGAGTTTGTTATGAGTCTTATGACCCTGAGATATACGTTAATGAGTTATCGTTTACTTGGTCTGACCTTGACAATACAGAGGATGTAAAGCCAGCAATAAAGCCAACTATTAAGATAGATGACACCAATGAGATTACCAGACGGTTAACTATTTGGTGGTCAAAAAATTACGGAATGATACCTGGAGCAAGGAATAACAACTTATACATTCTTGCATCTGCTCTGAATGAGTTTGGCATAGATAAGACTTCTGCTACATCTATCTTGAATTCATACGACACTGACGGTGACATGAGTAATGAGATTCCAATTATAATAGGTAGTGCATATAAAAATGTGTCAGCTCACAACACTAAGTTCTATGAAGATATTGATAAGACTATTAATATTCAGAACAAAGTAAAGATGGGTGTTCCTACTGCTGAGATTTCAATTGAGTTTGGTGTTGATTCAGTGGATGACTTTATAGAAGAAGATGATTGTGATATTTTCTGGACCAAATCAAGTAAGGGAAAAATTGATTTAGTTCCTCATTTATTTAGAGATTATTTACAGAGAAATGGATTCTATAAATACTATCCTAACGGCTCAAACAATTTTGTTTTTATTCGTGTAATTGACAACATAATTAATGATGCCAACGATGACATAATAAAGGATTACATACTTGAATATCTATATAAAATTGACGATATGTCTGTGTATAATTACTTTGCGATTAATACAAAGTTTTTCACTGAGTCATTTCTTAATTTCTTGCCTAAAATCAATGCTACATTTATGAATGATGACTCTGAAACATCATACATCTATTATCAGAATTGCGCTGTAAAGGTTACAAGAAATGATATTGAGGCTATAGAGTACAAGAACTTAAATGGGTTGGTCTGGGAACAGCAAAAGATAAACAGAAACTTTGTACGTTCTAACCATACTGACTCTGAGTTTAGAATTTTCATTAATAATATATCAGGTAACGACAGTGAGAGAGTTAAGTCTGTAGAATCAACCATAGGTTACTTGATGCACAGCTATAAGCCACCGAGTTTTTGTCCAGCTATAATATTAAATGACGAGGTAATATCAGATAATCCAGAGGGAGGAACAGGTAAAGGAATCTTTGTTAAGTCTATTAGTCACATGAAGAAAATGGTTACTATTGATGGTAAGGGATTTAGCTTCCAAAAGTCATTCCCTTATCAACGTGTTCAAGTAGATACACAAGTCCTTGTTTTTGATGATGTTAACAAACACTTTGATTTTGTTAAATTGTTCTCTATCATCACAGAAGGTATAACCTTAGAGAAAAAAAACAAGGACGAGATAAAGCTTGAGTTTGAGGACAGTCCTAAGATAATAATTACCACCAACTATGCAATCAAAGGAGCAGGTAATTCATTTGAAAGACGTAAGTGGGATTTAGAGTTTAAGCAGTACTACAAGAAGTCATTCACACCAGAGAGTGAGTTTGGTCACATGTTGTTTAGTGGATGGTCTGCTGAGGAGTGGATTAAGTTTGATAACTACATGATAAACAATTTACAGTTTTACTTAAATAAAAGTTTGGTTATTAGTGAGTTCAAGAACTTAAAAACTCGTAAATTTATAGCCGAAACCAGTGCTGATTTCTGGGAATGGGCTGTATCTAAAGAAAACTTGAATACTAAAGCAAATGTTAAATCTCTTGGACAAGATTTATTTAATTCATTTACGCATGAATATCCTGATTATGGAAATTATGGTAGGTATAAAATATCTCAAAATAAATTTTATAAATGGATTGACATATATGGAGAGTATGCTTTTGACAGCAAGCCGAGTTCAGTAAGAACGTCAAACGGAAAAAGCATAGAGTTTATAGTAAAATTACCAGAACAAACAAATTTAGAATTATGAATACACGTTTTATCGGATGCCTACATCTTGGACATGCAAGCGTGGCTAAGTACAGAGGATGGGATGACCCAGAGAAACATGATGAATATTTAATACAAGAATGGAATAAGGTAGTAAAAAAGAAAGACCTTACGTACATACTTGGTGATGTAACAATGGAGAAGCCAGACCATTACTTTAAGCTTGACTTATTGAATGGTCGGAAGGTTGTTGTTTTAGGAAACCACGACAAGAGACAGCACGTAAAGGAGTTATTGAATTATGTAGAAAGCGTTGCTGGAGCTATTGATTATAAAGGATTCTTGCTTACTCATGTTCCTATACACCCAAACGAAGCTCAGTTTTACAGAGGTAATATCCATGCGCATATACACCACTTAAATAAACTTGAGGAAGTTATTGTGAATGATAGTTATTTAGATAAAGACAGTAAGCCTTCATCAACGCTTAAAAAGTATTACAATGTTGATACGCATTTGATGGGTTACCGTCCAAAAAGTATTGATGATTTATTGAAATAGAACCGTTGACAGCTGGAAAGACAGCGTTGAAGTGGTGGCGGAAGGATAGGGGATACCCTGTCGTGGAAGACGCAACCCCGAGCTGCTTGCAAAAGTGGGTGATTAATAATTCGTGAACTAATCATGCTGGTTCGAGTCCAGCCCACTTCACTAAAAATTAAAACAAATATTATGAAGCCAGTACTAAAAATAAAGCTAATAGATTATGGATACTCTTGTGGAGATGGTTGCTGCTATACTTATGGTACAATCACAACAATAAATGATGTTGAACTACCTTGTCATAATCAAGACTCTGGTACTATATTAGAACAAGTACTAGAACATTTAGGTTATGAGGTCGAGATTGTTTACGAAGAGTCGTAAGAAAAAGTGTAACATTTAACAAAAAGTCGTATGAGTTTCTGTAAAGACGTAATTAAAGAAAAGCTTGAGTTCACATCTCAAATATTTAAGTATGCTAGGAATAATACCAAAAGAAAAGAGGTACTGTCTGAAATGTGTAATGACTATCGAGAGGCTTACAATTTTTTATTAGGTAATACCGAGCTATCATTCAAACCATCGCATAGTATAAGAGAACTAAACAGGAAGTTGCTATGGTTGAATTACGATAAAGAGCTACATAAAGAAACAATAAATGAAGTCAATGAAACAATTAAGAGATTATCAAATTGACATAGCCAACAGAGCTGTAGCTATACTTAAAGGTAAACAGATAGTTTATATAAGTATGGAAGTAAGAACTGGTAAGACCTTAACATCTTTAGAGATTGCAAAACTATACGGAGCAAAACGAGTTCTATTCTTGACTAAAAAGAAGGCTTTGTCATCTATCGAAAAGGATTACTATGATTTTGGTTATGTAGATCATTTTCAACTTTCACTTACTAACGATGAGTCAATGCATAAATTAGAGAACACTGACTATGACTTAGTTATACACGATGAACACCATAGGTTCGGAGCATTTCCAAAACCAGGGCTAGCAACAAAAACGTATAAGCAGATGTTTGGTAGTAAGCCAATGATATTCCTATCTGGTACAATGTCGCCAGAGTCATTCAGTCAAGTGTATCATCAGTTCTGGGTGTCTCACTATAGTCCGTTCAAAGAATACAAAAGTTTCTATAGATGGGCTGATGATTATGTTTTTAAGTTTCAGAAAAAGATTAATGGATTCATGGTTAACGATTATTCTAAAGGGAATGAAGATAGGATAATGTCAGCCATTGCTCCTTATGTTATAACGTTTACTCAAGAACAAGCAGGCTTCTCTACTGAGATTGAGGAAGAAATTTTATATGTAGATATGTCTGCTATGACTAAGGCTATTGTAAAAAAACTAGAGAAAGACTTGGTTGTTGATGGAAATTTCAAAACAATACTAGCAGACACTCCAGTTAAGCTAATGCAAAAACTACATCAGTTATGGAGTGGCACTGTTAAGTTTGAGAATGGTGATAGTATGGTTATTGATTCAAGTAAAGCTGAATTTATTAAAGCTAAATTCTCTGATAGCAAGATTGGAATTTTCTACAAATTTAAAGAAGAACTAAATGCATTAAAACAAGTGTTTGGTACAGAAAACTTGACAACTGATGTAGATGATTTCGACAATAAAGGTTATCAGGTTATAGCCTTACAAATTGTATCAGGTCGTGAGGGTATATCCTTAAAAAATGCTGATTACTTGGTCTTTTATAATATTGATTTTTCTGCTACCAGCTACTGGCAAGCGAGAGATAGACTAAGCTTTTTAGGTAGACTAACTAATAAGATATACTGGATTTTTTCCTCTGGGGGAATCGAAGAAAAGATATACAAGGCAGTTAAAGCAAAGAAAAAATATACAGTTAACATTTTTAAGAAAGATTATGACACCGAAAGATAAAGCAGAAGAATTAGTAGATAAAATGTTGTATTGTTATCAAGGACATATTGACGCATATACTGCTAAGCAATGTGCATTGATTGCAGTTCAAGAAATCATTAAGTTAAACATACAAGATAGAGCATTTATAAGTGAGGATAAGGATAACAACACATTAGTTTATTCTACCTACACTGAGTATTGGTCTGAAGTATTAATTGAGATAACAAAGCTATGAAAATATTAAATGATCCGAACGTGCTGTTGCTATGTCAACAGTTCGATCTTGAACGACCAGAAATAATAACGTTGCACGTATCTAAATATACGTATGATGAAACTGGAATTAAAATAAATGAAGTAAAAGTATTGGATAGTAACGGAAAGTTTATTAAGTTTGCAAATATTAAGTCTTTAGGACCACATATTCACAAATATTATATCACTTTTGGCAGCAGAACAGAAAGTTCAAACAAAACTAATACATCAGCTTGAGAAGGCTGGATATTATGTAATCAAACTATCAGTAACTAATAAAACTGGAATACCTGATATTATAGCTATACCTCCAGGATCTGATGTAGAATTCATAGAGGTAAAAGCTCCAGGTAAAAAACCAGCACCGTTACAAGAATATAGACATAAAGAACTTAGAAGCTATGGACTCAAGGTGTCAGTACACGATGGAACAGAACAATATATTGTTCGAGAGAGATAAGCAGAAAATAATTAAGCTTATATCTGAAGGAAACTCATTAATGGACATAAGTAAGCAAGAGAATATTTCTTATCACTGCGTTCAGAAAAGAATCTTAAAATCAATCAAAAATACTGAAACAACAAAGATAGAGCTTGGCTACAAGGACGCTCCTTACTACGAGACAGAGGAAGAAATGCTAATTGACAAAGAATATAATTATAATAATTTAAGTGAAGATGAAAAAGAAATCTATAACCAAAGAGAAGAAGCTAGCGGCATTGTTAGGTATTTTACCGATAATGATGGACTACATGGAGGATGTGAGGGATGAGTACCCAAACGTCTACAGAAAGACCATTAAAAAGTCTGGTAATGAATTTATATCAGAAGTAAACAAGATGGGAGACATACTATATAAAAAGATGTCTGACGAAAACGACAAAGAACTATTGGAGTTTTATCACGAAGTAACTAATTTCGGAACAATCTTTACAAATTGGCTTAGAGAGTTATGAGAGGAGTGTACTGTGTTGATGTCGTAATCAAAGCTGTGCCCATTAAAAAGAACACAAGACTTCTCACAATCAACAAAAAAATAGATGACATACCACTTGCGATGGATGAAAAAATGAATCCGTTAAATGAAAGATTTATTAGTTATGCTATAAAAAAGGATGACTTAAATAAATACATTATAAAATACGATATTTTTCCTAAAAAACTTCTTTCAAAATTGCATTATTGATTTAATATTCATATATTTGCCTTCATAATGGAGAATATAGAATACATAAATTCAGTTATGGCTGAAATAAACGAACTAACTGACTGTATATACGAGTCGTTAGTCGATAGTGATTACGAGGAAATGAAATTAAACATTAAAAATCTAATCAAGGTCCTAAAGGACTTAAATCATTCACATGAAACAATACAAAACGAGAGCTATTGAGTTATTAGAACAAAATAACAAAATAACAGAAGTAATAGATAAGGTAACAAAAGAGTTCAACCTTACAGATTCAAGACTATCTATACAAAGAAATATCTATAACTGGATTAACAACAAAGGATTACATAGCGAATGTGAAGCTGTAGGTATAGATGCATCAAAGGTTAAGCATTACTGGTATAAAGGAAAACATTATAGCATCAATGTAAAAGGTGAAGGAGATTCTTTTGATCACGAAGGATTTAAGAGTGACCTATTAAAAGAGATTTCTAAAATGAGTCCAACATATCCAAAGTTTGAGAGAGTTAAAACCAAGGATGCACACTGCCTGGTATTTGATCCAGCTGACATTCATATAGGTAAGATATGCTCTAGCTTTGAGACTGGTGAAGAATACAATATGCAGATCGCTGTAAAAAGAGTTCGTGAGGGGTTGCATGGAATATTAAATAAATCTGTTGCCTTTAACATTGACAAAATTATTTTCATTGCTGGAAATGATATTCTACATATTGATAATCCAAAAAGAACAACAACAAGTGGGACACCACAAGATACTGATGGGATGTGGTATGAGAATTTTGTTGTAGCTAAAAAATTATTAGTAGAAGTAATAGAGACTCTTATGACTATTGCTGATGTTCATGTTGTATATAATCCTAGCAATCACGACTTTATGTCTGGGTTTATGCTGTTACAATGTGTTGAGGCTTGGTTTACTAACTGTAATCAAGTTACCTTTGATAATGATATGAAGCACAGAAAATATACTGTTTATGGTGACAATCTAATAGGATCAACACACATGGATGGAGCTAAACAACAAGACCTACCTTTATTAATGGCTCACGAAGCAAGCTTAACTTGGCATAGATGTAAACATAGATATATTTATGGTCATCACATACATCACAAAACAGCCAAAGATTATATGTCTGTATGCGTAGAAACACTCAGAAGTCCTTCAGGAACAGACAGTTGGCATCATCGTAACGGTTATCAGCACGCACCTAAGGCTATAGAGGGTTTCATACACCATCCTAACCATGGTCAAATTGCTCGTCTTACTCATCTTTTCTAATGATAACAACTGAAGAAATGATAGCTGTGGTTGAAGACTACATCTATGAAAAGAAAAGAGTAAGGGTGAGTATACAATTGAGATACCACCCTTTCTTTATACAAAGTGATTTAGATAAGCTACACTACTGTTATAATGTAGCTACTCTAAAATCTGACTAGCCTTCTGACCTCTTTTAATCTTTATTATATCACCAGTAGTTGGACTTCCAATTGCATCCATTAATTTTACATACTCAACACTTTGAGCTTCTGTTAAACCACCATTCCTCTTAATGAAATTTAACTCATCAATAGCCGTTTCTGGTTTATTTTTAGCGTTTACTATCTCAATTTCAAAAGGTCTAAGCTTTCTTTTTAGCTCACCCTCAACAATAGATAATTTATCTGATTGGTTTTCAGTAAAGGCTCTTTTCTTAACTCTGTTTATTATTCTATTTGATACCGTAGAGAAGTCTTTAGGAAGTAAACCTAATGAAGATAAGTATAGTGGAATCATAGTAGCTTCAACATAGTCTTTGTCATCACCTGCTAATTTCTTAACAGTTATTCTTCCTTGATAATCGTCTTCAAATTCTCCAGTATAAGCCATTTTTGACGTTTCGTATAGATTTGAGTAATTATCAAAAGCAATACCTAATATACCAAATTTTCTAGGGTTTTGGTCATCTGTAAATAGCTGATATTTATTTTTTTCTTTTAAGTTATCTATGAATTTTTGCTCATCTTCTTTAGTCATATCGTATTCACCTTTAATCTTTAAGGCGTTGTTTTTTTCTTTTACTTTTTTACGTATATCTTCTTCACTCAAAGGTTCGTAAAAATTAAGTAAGAAATTTGCACCATCAGTAACTATGCCATCAGTAACTGGTAGTGGAGATATAATATCATTAATAAAACTTCTTATAGGATACTTCGTGATGTTTACTTTCTTTCTTTTTTTCTCTTCTTCGTCATCTTCATCTCCCATTATTTGTTTAGCAATCTCATCATACATAAACCGTACTGTAGCTCCAATAGCGTGATATGCTGCCATCTCAGCAACCAAACCCAACAACGACCTAGATGCAATTTTTTTATCTTGAGTAGTTGCTGTTCTTGATGTTAATGTGCTAAAGTCATTGTACATTCTAGCTTTTTGGTTTAATATAAATGAAGCGAATGGTAGCATTACCTTTCTCATAAGTCTTTTAAATCCATCCTCAGTAGCCATAAATTCACCAGCCAATAATGGGTCAGAGATATTTTGCTGTCTATCTACCATCATTTGAGCATAATTAGCTGCCTCCATATCTGGATCATGTGTATCCCATTCAAAGTCAGTAGATATTCCTCTATTCTTTAAGTCTTGTAAGTAGTACGTAACGAATGACGAGCGAGCCGCCCAAATATCTGGTTTTACAAGCAACTGTTTTAAATAGAATTTATTTACTTTCTCTATACCTTTAATCATTCTTTTTGCATAATTAGCATCATTAGCTTCTATTCTAGCATCTGCTGACTCTATGGTTGATGATGACTCCATACCACGATTAGATATAGCCATTCCTAGCTTATCCAACCATGCATTAGACTGTGAGGTTACAGGTATAAAACTTCCAGCATTTATCAATGTATTAGTGATAACTGGACCAGTTTGACTTATGGTCTGACTTAAACCAGCTAATGACTGAGTAACACCCAAACCACCAATGAAATTCGTGAATGAGTCAATATCATTCCATACATCTTTGTTCACAATCCTCTTTCCTTTA